AGTAATTCTTTGTGTTTGAGAGAAGATATTAGGGTCTGCAACCGGTAAAATATCAATTCTTTCATCAAAATCCTGAACTTTAATTTCTCTTTGTCCTCCTACCACATCATAAGGATAAACCGGAGGTAAATACGTTGCAAAAACAGTCGCTAATAAGCCAAATTCTCTTTTAAGCGCTGCATAAAGTCTTTTATGAATTGCTGACATTACTCTTGAACCACGTTCCAAAAGAGCTACGGTCGTACCAACTGCTGCGCCTTGGTTTCCGTCCCCGACCTGCATGTCAGCAATGGACGCGAATCTCTGTCCTGCTTGAACAACAATTCCCATCAATTGCAATAACGTTTGTGATGGTTCTTTATATGGTAAAAATTGAAATGCATCTTTTAAACTTCCACCAGGAGCATCCACATCTCTGAATTCTCCAGGTTGAATAGGAGCTGCGTCATCTCTAACTCTAACTCCTCTTAATTTAAAACCTGCGGGTAGGTTTGATAAGGTTCCTGCGTCTAATAATTGGCGGAGAGCTACCGTTGCGGTTCTGCTCAATCCGCCAATCATGTGAATCAATCCAAAACCATAAAATCCAAGTCCTGGCAGAAATTTAAAGTGGACAAAATATTGGATTTTTTTCCGAGTTGGATCGTTGGGCGCAAAATTCCTTCTGATAGATAACACAGTTCGACTACTTTCTTCGAGTGTTACTACATAAGGAAGCTTTATTCCTGTAGGTTCCCCTTCGGAATCTACGTCTTCGAATCCTTCTATATCTAAATTAACATGACATTCTAAAAGCGTGTACACATCTTCTTGACGACCCACTTTATTTGTGCCTCCAAGTGATTTTTGTTTTTCTTCTAATTTATCTGTAACAACAGAGGGTTTGCTTAATTCGACATCGCGATAAAAACCTGAAATTTGTTGTTTTCTAAGTTCATTTTCTGACATCTTCACAACATGAACAATAGCTTCGGTATCATCCAAAGAAGTTGCTGAATAAGGCACGACTAAATCTTCAGCTTGAACAAATTTAGAAACGGCTCTTTTTTTCAAAGAATCATAGTAAACTTTTTTAAAGGTTGATCCAGCTAAAGGTAAATGAAATAACATCTGATCAAATTCGGCTTCGTATTCTTTAAGATCATACATAATTTCATAATTCATAAAATCTTTTACACGTTGTGATTGCTGTTCACGTTGAGGATCGCTACGACCAATCACTTGTGTTCTTACCGGCCCGTCGGCGGGTAATAGTTCTTTATAAGCTTGTGCTTGAAACTGAGTTACGGATTCTGCAAGAACCGGATGCGTTGCACCACTGGCTCCTTGAAAAGGTTCTGTTTTAACATCATATTTAAATCCTAAAAGATCAAGTCCTTTAATATACGTTTGTTCCCATTCTTTTCTTGAATTTCTATAATCGGTATAATTAGCTTGCATTTCTGAACCCAGTTTAGAAAGAAAGCCTTCGTCTACGGCTTCAGCTAAATTGTCAAAATGCCCTTGAGGTTCTTGTCCATTGAGCTTGGTTCGTGGGTCAAAATTAATTTCTACACTCCCATCGGCTAATTCTGTTTGTTCAATATCTTCTTCTGTTGTAGCTTGATCTTCAACTAAATTAACTTCAGTATCTTCGCCAGTTACATCAGGTGTTGGAATTTCTGTAGGTTCTTTTACAACATTGGGTAATGTTTTATCAATTTCTGCCATGTTTATGTCCTATATTTTGAACTATATCATCTCCAGTTAGATAAGTCAAGCCCTGAGGCATCGGCCCACTTTCAGGAGGTATCGTTGTTGTTAATTGAGGTGCGCTTTTAGGTCGCCATGCTTTTCCACCTTTAGCAAATTTCTTTTTAAATTTAAATCCAAAAGTAGGGTCACCACCTTCTTCTTTTCTCACTCCAACATCAAAATTATCGCCTTTATATCCTCCGGTATACATATTTTCACCCTCGTCTCTGATACCGTAGTCCGCATACAAACCAGAATCACCTTTCCCCATGTTATATCCTATTCCATAATCAAAAGGTTTATTCTCACCATAACCTACCCCCAAGTCAAAGTTTCCACCAATAGGTGCTCCTGCTATTCCACTTCCAATATTTCTCCGAAGAATTTCTTTGAATGCTTCATTGGGATTATTTGTTTCATAGAGAGGTCCTTGAATAGGAGGTTGTTCTTTAGGATTAAGTTGTACAGGAGGATAGCCCACGGATCCGCCTTCAGCTTTTCCTTTGCCATAAATAAGATCTAAAATTTCATCAACACTCCCACTGTTATCCCACGATTGATTATAATCATCCGTAATAGCACTATGGTATTTTACTTTTTCTTTTTCAGTCATTTTTTTAAATTTTGCTAATAGTTTTTTATATTCATCGCTATTCTTACCAAACAGTTTTTTATATTCATCTAAAGCCTCCTCTATACCTCTACCACCGGTATCATCTAAATGCTCAAATTTTACTTTATGACCCGCTTTTTTTAAAGTGTCTAATACGTCTAATGCCTCATCTGTGGGGATATCGCTAAAAATACCTTCATTATGTCCTGTTCTGTATTGAGACCAACCTATTCTGTCTCGCGGGGTTCCTTTAGTACCTGGGATCATCAGCTTCTCCATAGTTTTCCTAGCAGCTTTGGATAAACTTTCAATATCAAACGCACCGGCCCATTTCGCGGTTGCCTCAGGCCCAATGTCTCCCATTACATCACTATCATCAATCGTCGTTTTTAATCTCATCACTACATCATCAGAAGGTTTAACTTTAGTTGCTCCTTTAAGAAGACTTCCCAGTCCAATTCCTTTTAAGGCCACCAGCAAACCACTTGCAGCAACCGTTGCATTAAAGTCTCTCCGACTCTGACCGAAATTCGTTATTTTATCATTGATCGTTTGATCTAACGTTTTTCCCTTTTTTAATTTACCCATTGCTTTGCTCGCCTGATCAATTATTTTTTGTCCTATCTTGAACGCTCCGCCTACGGGAACCGCTATTTCCGTTCCAAGTCCTAAAACGTCTCCGATGGCTCTTTGCTTATCGGATACTTTTGCTCCTTCAGCTTCAGCCAAGGATGATATTCCAAGGTTCTTGGACCATGAACCGGGAGTAATATTTTCTAAGGCATCGGTAAACATTTTTTTATCAGGAGGAGATTGAAGTAATTGACTACCTAACTTTCCTGCTGCAAAAGGCAGCTTGGATAAAGTTTCAGCTGAATTAACTATTCCTTCTACCGCTTTATCCGCATAGTAGGGAATACCCGTTTGACTCATAATTCCTGTACCTTCTTGAAAACCTACTCTTCCGCCTTTTTTATACTTCCCATCATAATCATTTTGAGAAAGCCCACTTTGTAAATATTCAAACATATTCATAAAATTATCTCTTCCTAAATCGAAGTAAAGATTTCTTTTTCTATTCTCAATAATTTTAGGACTTGTTCCACTTCCTAAACCAATTCTTCCGCCTTCGGCTTTTTTAAAAATTTCATCAAACTGTGCTTTTAAATCTAGTGCTTCTAAAGGATCTTTAATTGCTTCTTTATAAGCTTCAGCTGGAGATTTTCCGGCTTGAAGCGCTTTATTGTATTTATCTTTATCAATCACCGGTCCACCATCCTGATAGCTTGAATCCGAAAAAGGATTTCTTGCTTTAGGAAGTTTTTGATTAATATAATCCATTACCGGCATTTCGCTAGCGTGGTTCTCTTTCCAGTCAGCCCAGGAGCCTCCATAGGAGAACGCGAACCCCGGATCACCGCCATACATCATTCCGATTCTTCCGCCTTCACCCAGCATTTCACCTAGGCCTCCTGCGTCTTCCATAATGTCAATGTTTAAATCTTTTTGTTTATCTTTATAAATCTCGATTAATTCTTCATAGGATTCTGGCATCAGACTCGATTTTAATTTTTCAATCGCTTTGAGTCCTTTATCAATGTCCTTTTGAGTTGAACCGCCCTCAGCTAAATAATCTCTCGGACTTCTATCAATCCGATCAATATAGTCATCGTAAGTTCCTTTAAAACCCTTTTTTACGGCTTCTAAAAATTCTTCCATCATAAATGGACCGTCGCCCATACCTGGATCTGAAACAGTCATAATACCGCCTTCGGCTTTTCCTGGTGGTTTTTTAGGAAAGGGTATCACTTTACCCGGACCTGTAGGCGGAGAACTTCTAGTGACCCTCGTGGGTCCCCATAGGTTTTTATCCCAGGGTGATGATTGTAGCGCTGTTTCTCGATCATATTTTAATGCAGTTCTTCGTCCAATCATATACTGTCTAATCTGCTCTTCCGATAGCTTATAACCGCGGGGTTTATCTTTCATTAAATCTCTAATCGCGGTTTGTCTTCTTAATTGATCCGTCTTAGAAACAACCTTAGGATCAAATCCTTTAAAATTTTTATAATAATCTTTAGCTTTGTTAATCAGCTTAGGAAACTGACTTTCGAGAACTTGTTTTCCACCCTTAGTTGCTTCCTGCCAGGCTTTGTTTAAATATCTCTGACCATATTTAAAGCCCTGTTTTCCAGCCCATATAAGAAAATTTGTATAACCCATTAGTAATAAGTCCTATTTGTAATTTCACGTTTGGGCTCTGCGTAGTCTTCTGGGTGAGTAACAAATCCCCCCTGTCTGAAGCGCATAATCGCTTGAGTCATACTATCGACTAAGTCATCGTGGTCTCCAAAAGGAAACGCTGCGCATTCCTCGATTACGTCTTCCGCAAATTTAAATTCAGGGGCCCAAATCATTCCTGACTCAAATAGCGGTGCAACCGAGTTTACTCTTACATGCTTATCATTTCCACGGCTCGGTGTAAAGTTCATTACTGGTATATCCATCTTTCTCAGCTCATAGGTCAGGGGTAGTCCTGATGCCTTAGCTTCGATCAAAACTGAGTCAGGTTGCCAGTATTTATACTGCTCGAGAGCTTTCCGTCTCAGCTCAGGAAATTCATACCGTCCTTTAAGGGAATCCAATAGAATTAAATTAGCTCCACTATCCTCAGTAGGGTAAAAAACACCCCAGGTGGTAATAGCCGAGTAATCGGCCGTTTCTTTCTTCATAAAGGCAGTATCATAGGATTGTATAACATGGTAAAGAGGTGGAATTCTATCGGATTCCCATTTGCGCCACCACTCTCGTTTGATTAAAGCTCCTTCTTCTGATGTAGGGTTCTGCATCCATTGTGCATTCCACTTAGAAACCGGTAGAGTTGCTTTAACTTTTTCTAACTCCTCAAAGTCCCAATACTCAGGCCACACAGGTCTTTCTTTATCTGTTCCTTGGTCCATGATTGCTGGAAACTCGATCACGTCCCACTGATCACCTTTTACTTCTTTTTGATTTTTTAATAACATCGCTGTTAAATCTTTTGTAGACCATCTTGTCATTACCACCACGATCGACGCTCCAGGTTGCAGACGTTGTCTTGGACCTGAGGTATACCATTCATAGGCGTTTTCCAAAGCAGACGCGGACATGGCATCTTGCTCCGAGTGTGGATCATCAATAATTAATAGATCAGCACCCCGTCCGGTAATAGCTCCACCGACTCCGGCAGCGAAGTACTCGCCGCCCTGTGCTGTTTCCCACCTCCCAGCGGCCTTACTATCTTCCTGTAATCGTGTTTGAAAAATTTTTTCATATTCAGGTGAATCAATAAGGTGCTTGGCTTTACGACCAAACTTAATGGCCAGTTCTCCCGTGTGGGTTGCTTGAATGATCTTTAATTTTGGATTACGGCCCACCATCCACGCGGGTAGCAGATAGGACGCAAATTCTGATTTTGTATGCCGTGGAGGCATATTAATAATTAATCGTTTTATTTCGCCCGTGGCTAATTTATTAAATTTTTTTGCAACATGTCTATGATGGGACCCTTCAATAAACTCGGGCCAAACGCACTTAACAAAGGAAAGAAAGTCATTTTTGGCAGAATTTTGGATTTTTTTCTCGGCATGCATTACCTGAAGTTGTTTGAATTGACGTCTTACATCTGAAGGCAGCCTACTTATGTCTACGTTATTTAGATTCATAAAAATTTTTTAATTTTTTTTTAGCATCATTGTATGATGTTTAACATGTTTTTAGCAGGGTTGACAGTCTAAATCAATGTATAAAGAGAAAACTTTGGGACCCCTTTTAAAAAAAAGGGGGTGCGCCGTCTTGCCCTGCGCAAAATTTCAACTTGGGGTTGGTACCTCTATGAGATCCACTGCGCCGCGCGCAGCGCGGCTGCGACATATTGTCGCATGCGACATCTTGTCACATTGACTGCGACATATCGTCACACCTGCGTCACTCTACCACATTGACATTGCACCCCCGAAGGGGGTGCGACATCTTGTCACATTGACTACTGTTTAACTGGTTGAAAGTAATCAACCGCTTTCTGTGATTGTGCTAATGCGTCACCTACTAACGTATAGTCATGCTTTAATGCTTTGATCCAGCTGTTCAAGTATTGAACGTGATTGTCTCTTATTGTTTTTTCAATACCAAACTGTTGACCAAATAAAACACTACCTAACTCAGCAACTAACTCTTCAAATGCATATTCATTTAGTAAACCGAACTTATCTTTATTCTTTTTGATTCGTCCTGTTCTTGATTCATGACCCGTTGAGTGTGTTAGTTCATGAAACAAAGTAGAATAATAATGCACCGTTGCATCAGCTTCTTTTGTGTCTTTAAAATTAACCTTAGAAGTCATGTTGATATAATCCTTAGTTGGATTATAAAAACAACGTCCCTGTTCTTTATGTCTAAGATCAATCTTAGTTGATTTAACAAACGTATCAATTGCATCAACTGAGTACTGTTTACCAGTTTTAAAAACTGGCGGTGTGTAAGTGCCTTCAGTTTGTGCAAAGTTAAAAGATTTAGAATAAAGTAAAATCGCTCCACTTAGAACTTTTTTATCTTTAACAATTCTTGAATCTTTGAACATTGGTTTATAAAAAATTATGGGTATTGGTTTTTCTCCAACTTTTGGAACGTTGCCCAAATCAGCCCATTGTTTTTTAGTTGCATAAAGACAATATTTATATTCTTTAAAATAAGTGTCAAATGTCGTTAGCATTGCATTAACACCTTTAAAATATAACTTTGTCTTTGCATTAGTGGGACGGCTATTTAAATTATTAAATGGTGCGTCCCATCTTTTTTTAGGATTATTAACTTGACCTTGCATAAGTGCAATAACTTGATCAGCTAATGGTTTATGTACTATCTCAGTTACTTTTGTTTTTTTCATAGTGCAATTATACTAAATATGTATAGGTCTGTATATAGCCATTTTGTCGCAGGGCATACAACTTGTGATTGAATAAAAATAAGGGGTGCGACAATTTGTCATGTTCTAAGAACTATGTGAATTTGTTATAATGAAAGCATGAAAACCAAAAAAATAGAAGAAGTAATAAAAAATGGAGATAAATTTAAAATTACATTCTATCCACAAAATACAAATTTTGACGTTGATGAACACCAAATACAATCAACAACAAGATTTGCAAAATGGGATAGTGATTGTTTTTTTAAACTACAACCAACAACAAAAAAAACAGCACCTTACATCAAATTTTTTGATGTAAATGCTGATGGATATAGAACAGCTACAACAAAACATAGAGCGGTATCTATATTTCTTAATAATCAAAACTATGTTTGGAAAGCTTACTAAATGAGTATATTTGCAAAAGATAAAAATGCTTTTTGCACAACTAACTTAATTGTAAAAGTTAGACAGTACAAAGATGGAGAACATTTTTTCTCTATTAATAGTATTGTGGTGGATAGTGTTAAGGCTAGAACAGTAGCCGAAAAACTTAATGAAGTTGTCGAAATTGAAAAAGACAACGCAGAGAATAAAGGTTGGAAGAATAGATATTATTCTAAACCCTTTACATTTTAAATAAAAAAGAAAAAAGCCCAGCGATTAAAAATCGCTGGGCTTTTTGTCAATGCGACATTTTGTCGCATTGACAATGATATATTTATATTATACTAGAAGCTCCAAGCACCAAGCTTCAAGCTAACGCAGTTTTACGAACCTCTTATCAGTTTCCCCATCATTATCGTAAGACCAACTAACATAATTAACATAGTCATAATCACCATCATAACCTCTATCCACTATAACCCTCGCTTGAGGGTTATAGCTTTCAAGTTTAGCAATTAGCTCTTTTACTTTCATTACTTACCTTTAGGTTTTGGTAATGCAGGTAGGTTCGTAGTCCACTCAACCCCAACCAATTTTAATAAAATAGATAATCTATCTATTAAATCATTTGGTACTGACGCTTCCTTGACAGCATCATTTGCTGTTTCCTTTATCGCTTTCAGATAGGCAAGGCGTTGTCCTTGTGGAGTTTTCTCAGCTAGTTGTCTGGCTTGTGCTTCCGCCCACTTCTCTAACTGGTCTTGACAGTTTTTGACGGAGATACTATCTCTATCATCTTTGTCAAATCGGTAGTCTTTTAATTTAGACCACGCTACATCTTTTCTGGCACTTTGGTCAAAAAAGATATAAGCATTTCTTGATGCATCTCGTAATTTAGTTTCAGCATCTTGAAGTGCGTTTATTACTTTAGTTGCACCAATATTCTTAGCAAAAGATTTAGTTCCTTTGTTTAGGATATTTTGTACAGTCGTCTTAATCCGAAGTTCTTCCCTCTCGATTTCAGGTTCTAACTTCTTCTCAACCTTTTGCTCAAAATGATCTCTTTGATACAGTTTGAGTTCGTTTTCTTTTTTTGTCATTTATTTACCTCTTTATCTTTCTGTCCACTATTATATAGGATATGATTTAAAAGTCAACTGCCAAATTGTCGCAGGGTGCGGCATATTGTCGCGCGACACTTTATCCTCTTGACATTGGCCAAATTGTCGCAGTTTCTCTTTTGCCATCTTTGTGCCACATTTTTAAAGGATAATAAGGGAATATGGAAAATAAAAAAGTAGAAGAACTAGAACCGTATACACCTGATGAGGAGTATGTTGAGTACCAAAACGACATGCAATCTCAGGTGCAAAAAGATATAGAAGAAGCTTCGGCTTAACTTCTTTAAGGTCTCAGGCGCTTCGGCGCCTGGGCTTGAGCCCTGATCCATTGGCCGACGGATGTAACGATTAGCTTCGTTGCCGACCACCGATGGATCTGGGGTCAAGTATGCAAGGGGATCGTGGGAAACCAACCGACTGCTTTGCTTGGCCAAACTTGAGCCGGGATCTTATGGTGGTCAGTTAGTATGGAATAGCGTAATAAATGTGCTTGCACTATAAAAGTCTATTTAGAAAGCTGAGAAGTCATGGGATCCGGGGTCAAGTTGTCGAGCCTAGTCTTTAAGTAACATGGCGCTAAGCGGCTTGACCCTAAAAATAAAAATAAAAAAAGCTCCAAGCCCCAAGCCTCAAGCACCAAGCTTCAAGCCGCCGAAGGCGGCTGCGACACTATGTCACATTGACACAAGATGTAGTGGTGCGACAATTTGGCCATTGACAATGGTGCCTGTATCCTATATAATAGGGGACATGAATAACAAAAAGGAGAAACAACATGGGTGATAGAGTTAGTATATCATTTAGACAAAAGGAAGAAACATACGGCGGACCTATAGAATGGAGAAAAAATGAAAGTCCAGCGCTCTTCCATCATTGGGGCGGCACTGAGCTTCCTAAAGTAGCATTCGAATGGTTTAAGAAGGTTAAGATTGCAGCGAGTAAAATCGGTGGATCTGATCCATTCACGCGCCTAGAGCCGCGCAATCTAATGGTGCAGCTCATCGGCACCTTAGCACGAGAGAAGTGGGATCAGTATAGCCTGGGCTCTATTTTTGATGATAAAGGCGCCCGGAAACACGATACATGGATGACGCATAGCATGTACCTGGGCAAAGATAGCAATGATGGAGACAACTCCGACAACGGTCATTACACGATCGATGTGGATGAAAGCAGAATGTACAACGACAAAGGAGAATCAATAGCATAACACCTCTTCATGGGCCGGCGACGCCGGCCCATGGATCTTGTCAATATGTCAAATCGTCGCACTCCAGTTTTAAAAATTTTTGGTAATGGTAGTATAGTAGATACAGCAGGCTACAAGCACCAAGCGGAAGAGGCCCCAAGCATCAAGCTCCAAGCTTCAAGCGCCAAGCCCGTGCGACAAATTGTCGCGCGTCAATATGTCTTATTGACAGAAGCACCAAGCTCCACGAACCACGGTTCAGTTTAATTCATTAAAAATTTTTTGGATTTCTTTCCATGAAGTCGCAAGCGGCCAACTATAGTTGTGGCCTTCGGAGCTTAGTCCACGGATCATGGATCCTGGAAAAAGTTTTAGAGACCTCTGACCGAGGGCCTCTACTAGGATAAAACTATTCTTAGAATGTTGTACATGGAAACTTATTTGATGGGGAGAAAATCGTACCTTATTACCTTTGGCGACTTTTAATTCAACAGTGAAATACCGGCCAGAATCATTATACCCCAATAGATCAGGAAGCCCAAGTAAGCTAAGGTTTTCAATACGATTCCATGTGATGGATGGTGTATTTTTTTTAAGATTCTGGTATAATTTTCGCTCGGGTGCCATTTCATTTTTGAGGTAACCTAGTAGTCGTCTTTAAGATTGGTAGGAAGAATAAGTGGAGAATTTTTTTGAGTTTTCATAACCAATCTATGGGCAGTATGACCAGGTTGACCTATAATAGGAACAGCATGTTCATGCACTTCCATTCGTCTTATTTCAAATAATTTTCCACCATTCTCAACAAAGAGAACAGCGTTAGAAATAGCATTTCCCTGTCTCGTGCCTGTAGCGTTAGCTGATGTAAATTTACTTAGAAATTCTTGTAGGTCTCGGACTCTCATTACATTCCTGATTTTCTTAATTGATCGACTTTGTCTTCTATCTGTCGCGACAACTTAATATTGTCAGCATGGAATTCTATACTCTCTTGTTCCGCCTCTGTCAATCTTTCTTGTAGTTTTGCGTTTAATTTTTGATGAGACTTATTAATCTCTAAAGATTCAGATAATCTAATTTCTAAATTTTTAATAGTTCTTATGGCCTCTCTCATTTCCGGGCTATTCATACCCACAGCTTTAACAAGTGATGTCTCTAGTACAGCCTCTTCCGACTTTTTTCTTAACTCTTCTATCTGTCTAGTCAAATCTAAAGGCCCTCTATCTTCTGTCATACTTGACATTATAGCATTGTTACCTTAAAATGTCAAACATATGAATTTTATAATATGGCATCTAATAGCCATACTTACGGTAATGGCATGCAGCCTTATCATCGGATATAGTATAGGAAGAAAAAATGGGAGTTCCAAAAAGATTAACTGAAATGCAGATGAGATTCTCCGAGTTTGTTGTATTCGGTGGAGTAGACGGGCCGATGACTCAAGCTGAAGCTGCCATCGCAGCAGGCTATAGTGCTAACAGGGCCAGACAAGAAGGGTCTGAACTATTAAACCCTAGACTCAGCCCTCTCGTAGTTCAATACGTAGGCAAATTAAAAGAAGAAAGACTTAGAAAATTTGAGGTCTCTTACGAAGGTCATGTTGCTGAACTTTCTAGAATAAAGGAGCTTGCTTTGAAGAAAGGGAGCTTTTCCTCTGCAGTAAACGCCGAAACAAATCGTGGCAAGGCGGCAGGATTATACATAGACAGAAAAATAATAAAACATGGGAAATTAGAAGACTTATCAGAGCAAGAGCTAGAAGCCAAAATGAAACAGATTTTAGAAGATTACTCACCAATTTTAAACGTTACCCCCGAAGATGAAGTATTGGAACAAAAAACATCACAAACCAAAACAGAGACAAAAGAAACAAAGCTAAAAAATATTGTTGACCATCCGACATCTACAAAGACATCCAAACATAAAGAAAAACAATCAGTGAAGATAACATTATAAATAACATTTTATCTCGATTCCACATTTAATTTCTCCATTTTTACAACACATCCTGAAGGAAACACATTTCTATCTGAAAAGACTTCCTCTTTCTCATCAAAACTAGCAAATGTCCACAACGCTTTACTTGTTTTCTTATATACATAAGCAAACGTTATCATTTTAGCACACTCAAACTTATCAAATTCTTCTCTAGTGGCATGCCCCGCATCGCCTGTGATGTCAACCCACACTATTTTGAAGAAATAATATTTCTTCTTATTGATGGCAACATATTTATATTTAGATTTTTTTCTTTTAGGCATAATAAAATTTTATATAAGTAATCTCAAAAACAATTAGAGAAGTCAAAAAATTTAAAAGTTTTTCCTTTGCGAATATTTTGTTGGTATTGCTACCTTTTTGATCTCTACTGACACATCTGCCATATTGTGAAACAGTGATTGCCACACTATTTGGCAGTGTTTTGCTTAAATAAGCATTGATTTCATTATCTTTTTTGTCCAACTGACACATTGACAGATTATTTTCAACTATTTTTTTTTTTTCAAAACAATAATTGTTTCTGAGATTACTATATGCATGCTGCTGCCTAATTTGTGCCATAATTTCGCCTTAATCTCGCCACATTCTCTTTAGTTTAGGGGCAACATTAGCTGCCCCTGTTTTGTGAAATACGATTAAACTTTTAGCAGATTAACTGCAGAAGGACCTTTTTCGCCATTCTCGACTTCAAATGTTAGTTCGTCACCTTCATTTAAATCCATATTTGCGGATCTAGCTGCAGATGAGTGAACGAAAACATCTTTTTCTTTGTCTTCTCGCTCGATGAAACCATAACCTTTTGTAGGGTTAAACCATTTCACTTTTCCTTTTATACTCATGTTACTCCTTTTTTATGTGACGGATGCTTTATGCTCGTAATTAGATAATAGGGAATCGAGGGCGAACATATAGCTAAACTCGAGCCCGTCACAAACCCGGATGAAAAACCCCTCTATCCCAACTCCTAACATCTAAATTTTATTTGCTTCAAAATCTATCTCTCCTGCTTTTGGATTGTTTTTATTATAAACTAGGTTGTAATAACTGTCCAATCTTTTCAAAAACTCATGTTTATAGCGCCTTAATTCACTATCTTGAATCTTAAATTCTTGATAATATAGGTCCGGAGTACATATCATAATGACTCCTTGTCTAATGTGGCTGCCATGTACACAATCGTGAGCCATAGCGTATGCTGCAATCTGCATGTAGTAATCTTCTATCCATTCCTCTCTCTTCGG